CAAGTTTGTGTTTTACGATATGTGCTACCACTTTTAAAAAATATTCTGGATTTAACCCATTTCTTTTTGCATCAGCAGTTATGATTTCACTTGGTGTCATAGTATTTCATTTCCTTGGATGTTCATTACTCCAACAACTCTTTCAGCCCAATCTTGCCAAGTTTCAAAGCTTCGATGGTCAGGCACACCATTCTGTACAAAATAACCTATACCTTGCATACCGTCAACCCAATCACGCCAATTTTCTTCAGGCACAGTTCCTAACTGCTGTGTGGCAAATAACTCTGCCATTCTTTGACACCATACGTCCCAAGTGTTTGTATCAGGCATTGGAATTATCATGGGTTCCCCGTTGACCTTTCATCACCTATATCGGCACTTAATAAGATGTTACCTGTCTCATAATTACCATCAAAAGTGTTACTTTCAAAACGTAACCGCATTTCCCTACGTTGTTCACGCATATCTATTTTAAGAGTATCCGATGTGAAGGTGTATGGGCCTGTTGTGATGTCTACATCGTCTGCATAACCCTTACCTGTTACATATAGATTCATTTCGCCTGATTGAACAAAGTCAGGTTCAACCCTCTCTAAGCGTATCCATTTATTATCACCTTGAAGTTGTGGATTCCCAGGACCTCCTGTTACCCATCCAATGCTATTTGTTTCAAAATAAGATTGAATAGCATCAACTTGCGTTAGATAGACTTGATTAGCACCTGTTTCGTGTTGCCATAAAGTATATTTACCTGAAGCATTCGCCACGTTTTCAGCCATAATTGGCTTTGTAAATACTTCAGAAAACACCCCTGCACTTCGATTCGCTCCGATTGCTTGACCTGCGTCATACCAAACTTTATCTCTGACGTTATAGATAACCGCATCGTTACACTCGGTAGAAGAACCTTTAGGATAGAACCACCAAATTTCACCCCATCGTGGAATCTTCATTGCCCATACTTTTTGTCGTTGTGCGTAGTTCAAATTATCAAAAAAGTAATTAATGTTCATGTTATTTTGAACTTCTTGCACCACACCGTTATAAGCTAAGAATCTATCTACGCCACACCAATAATAAACGCCATCGTATTCAATTACGCTTTGGCTAGATAAAATTGAAGTTTGTGTAGAAATAATGTCGTATCGCCAATAAACGGTTGATGAACCTACAGTTTGAGGCGAATACGTTACCCTTGTTAATTGGTCAAGACTCCAAAATAACCCTGCAGGGGATGTTGTACCACCCCTTAAAGGCATTCCTTTTACTACTTTAGTAGCAGATACGTTGTTTTGGTTAGCATCAGCCCCTACCCAATTTTGAAAGTCGCCAGCACTACAATTCTGTATTAATCCGTTATTCCCATAAATAAAAACATAGGGATACAACATACATACACCACCTGAAACAGATAAATTATTATCGTAAGTTAAAGTCTGTGTACTTGTAGACGTTGCTGTAGCAGATAAAGTAATTGTGGTCGTCCCTGAGCCTTGAGAAACTGCTGTAATTTTTGTACCTACAGTTATTCCTGTACCACTTACCGATTGACCAATCGCTACCAAAAGATTTGCAGGGGTAATAGTCGCTGTAGTTGTACTATTTAACACGGTGGATGCGGTAAATATGCCTAATTTAGTCATGCTTCCATAAGGAAACTGCCCTACCATTATAGGCGTATTGGTTGTGCTATCTATATTGGATAAATTCTGCCCAGGATGACCTAAAACGGTTAATTGGTCAGAACCACCTGAATCATACCCAACATCCCATTGCCATAAATTGTTATCGTTAGATGAAAATGCACTAGACATAGTAATGGTTGTTGGACCTGAACCTATCCCATTTACGTTATTCGTTTGCCATGCATACACGCCATTATTCTGTCCTGAGTACACATAGTTAATACCGTTTTGTGATTGCATCACCATGCCACGAGAAACACCTGTAGCGTTTAAAAAGATACCATTGTACCCACCAATCTTACGAGGTCTGCCACGTTGAAAGCGACACCATAGACTATCCACATAACATGGAGCGTCAAATAACGTACCATCTCGTTGAATGCCTGCAGGTATCTTTAACGAAATGACCTTTGATGTCAAAACGTACCTCCTGAAATTCCACTTGTAAAGGTACCTGTAGTACCTGATACAGCCCCTGAAAATGCACCAATCCCCACCATCGTAAGCCCTGTAGAATCAATAAAACCTGCCGATGCATTATTCACAACAAAATTAAACTTACCTGTTGATGGCAGGTAAAATCCTGTATTGACATCACCTGAGAACTTTAAGGAAGGAACTAATAACGAACCGTTTCCTAGTGTTAGGGTTGTTAATGTAGAAGATGAACCTGACGCTGCGTTATAGACGTTTGTTCCATCACAAATCACCACCAAGGATGTACTTTGGGCTATAACAACCGTTGCACCACCTACAGCAGATGTTTTAATGGTTAACGAATAAGAACCTGTCGTGTTATTCGTAATTGTGTAAAGCTGAACCGTAGAAGGAACAACCACAATTTGATTAGATAATAAAGTCCCTGAATACGTTTGTATGGTATTAGATGCTTGAGCCGCTGTTAGTGTAGTTGTTCCGCCTGTTAACGATAAGGCTAACTGTGTATAAGCAAACTGATTAGAACGACCATATCCAAATGTATTCCACCCTGAACCATTAGAAACAATAACAAGTGATTCTGTTAATTGGAGCTGTTGGGTAGAGTTTCCATCAATGGTATCTGTTCCTACAGGTGTTAAAGTAACAATTCCTGTCCCATTATTACGAACCATACAGAACCAATTTGCTCCTACCGCACTTGCTGATGGGAGGGTTAATGTTCCTACGCCCCCACCCCATACGTTAAATTGAGCTCTAACAGTTGATGGAAGAGATGCTGAACTGTAATAGTTAGAAACAGTATAGGATTGATTTAAAGTCGCCCCTATCGCTGTTAATCCATACCCTGCGAGAGTAGAAGCATTAGCGGCTGATGTTCCTGCACCAAAGGTAAATATAGACCAAGTACCTGCCTCAGTTGAATTATCAGTAATGTAGATATACTTAGCAACACCTGAATCAATCGATGCAATTGTTCCACCACCATTGTCTTTTACGGTAAATGTTTGAGCACCGATGTTTCTAATAATAATTGCTTGTCCAACAGATACCTGTGTAGCAGGAGGCATGATTAATGACAACCCTGTAGTCGTTGCTGTAACTTCAATAATATTAGCGACTACATCATTTTGGTCATTACCATTAATCGACCATTGTAAGGTTGTATCTGCACTAATCGTTAGTGATTCATAACCAACTTGTGATGGGGAGACTGTCTGCCCTGTAAACGGATTAACGTATGTCATATTATGAATCCTGTGCTATTGAAGAACGGTCGGCAATACGCAATTGGTCTTCTTGTTTAAGAATTTGCATTGCTTCCGTATATTTCTGTTGAAAAATTTGTCGTTGGTCATTCTTTAAAAATGGCATCGCTTGTAGCAACGTACCATACAACATAGCATTTGGTGCATTTTGAGTAAGCCAATTCGTTTGAGTTTCTGAAGAAAGAGGTTGAATTCTTTCATAGTAAAGAACTTCAAAAGAATAAGCAAAATCAGGTGTAGGGGCTACTATCCAATTATCGTAGTTATAGTCTGCATAATACAAAGGCATATCTGTAGAAGACACATTTGGAGAATAACTTCTTAGGTACTCATACTTTCTTAAGTAAATAGGTTGTATCTCACCTGACTGAGTCGTTAGATTCATTGAAGTAGTCTTACGCCAACGTGCAGGTTTTTGAATAATTGGATTACCTACGGTCATCGTGCTTTCTACGACTTGTTGTTGACCTAAAGTTTTAATCTGTTGGGCAATCTCAAATTCAGCCAACATGATGAATTGAGGAATTTGTTGGACAACAGCAGTATCATTACGCTCAAGATATTGAGTAATGTCCGTTGTCAAACTATCATAAGTCATAACTGATGCAGGGGTTGTCATATTTTCCTCTTCATGTCAACCGTTTATCCCAAACAGTTCTATTTTACTATTATTTTTCCGATAAAACTCGTAAAATTTTGTTAATATGGTTGATTCGTTCTTGTAATCCTAATGTCCCACCATTAACTCTTCTAGTCATCGTAATGTAATCATCACTATCTGCTAGAGAGTTTAACTTCTTTGTGCTCCAAAACCAACCTGCACTCAAACAAGCATACTCAGGTGTAGCTACCAATTCAGGCTTTTCTATAACTTCAGGCTTGCCAATCGCTGTAGCAAAAGATGTGTAATTAGCACGACCTGTAAGCTGAATAACGCCTCGACCAAAGAACTTACCACCATCGCCTACTTTTGTATTGCCTAAATCAGCACGATTACCGTACATCGCCTCTGCAATTGCTTGTTTGCCCTTTGCTACGCAATCTAGTGCTTTAGCTAAAGTGAAACGATTAGGAAACACTTGCGTTAAACGAACTGCTGAATAATTCAAATTCTCTTCCATTACTTTGAAATTACCACTTTCATGCATACATTGACCTATAAAACTAGCCATACGCTTAGGAGTATTAATTTCAAACTTAGCAAAAGTATCATTCAACGGTTGTAGCCACTTTGCATCAATACCCATCTTTTCAAGTTGCTTTGAAGTAATCATTTGGACTTCATATCCATGATTTTTTCAAGGGTTCTGCCACCAAAATAAAAGGACATAATTAACATCCCCCATTGACCTAATAATTCAACGTAAGACTTGTTTGTTTCTATACCAAATGCTGACATCATTGCAAACGTAAAATAGCCTAATAAAATCGCTATAAGCGTCATAGGGCGTATATTTTTAGATAACCAAGAGTCGGATGCCATATCTGCTTGTTGACGCTTGGTAAGCTCTTGTTGCTCTGCAATATCAGCTTGTATCTTGGCAAGTTCGCCATTCTGTTGCATTTCAAGAAGCTTAATCTGTGCTTCTTGTTTAGCCTGTGGGTCAGGAACAAATTTATCAACAAGCTTAAGCCCAATACTTAGAATATCATCTATGCCAAACATTATTTAATCAACCCTTTAATGACATCCATTAAAAAATCTTTGCCAAAGAAAACGGAAACGATAACTGCATATAACAAATATTCGATACGCTCCATACGTTTAGAGCCTTTTTTAAAAGCATCTTGTATGCCTTCATAGCGTTCGGCACAAACTGCCTCGTGTACAGACAAACGCTTATCATTATCAGCAACTATCGCTTCCATATCCATACTATTCCTTTATTTCTACCTCAACAATATCATCTTTAGTCTTGTTTAATGATTCTTCTAACATCTTAATAAAAGCGTCTTTACCTACCGACATTTGGTCAAGATTGAACCGTGCTGAATCTATCTTGCGGTCTAAGTCGATGCAATGATTGAACAGAATCTTCTGCTCATCAGTAAGGTCTTCAAAATGATACTCTACTCCATTGATTGTGATTGGGGTCTTTTCATTTTTTCCCATGTCATTTCTCCTAGTTGTACTACGGTTAAAAAACTTTACCAAGGCAAAGGCAACGTTACCACTGGTGGGTTTACTAAATTAGCAATCTGCTGTGCTACCGCTTCTTCTGTTGCCGTTTGATCTACTCCATGCTCCCATATCCAGTCCAATACTTGCTCTTGTGTTAAGTCTGCATAAGGGATATAAGCGTCTTGTTCTTCGTAAGGAATCGCACAAGTCGCATAAACGCTTGATGTATAAGTACCGTCTGTTCCTGAGCAAGTCCAATGGGCTGTCATTACACAATCGGTTTGTCCTTCATAAGATGGATAGGTGTCCATCGCAGTAATAGTCCAAGTAAAAGTATTCATTTTATTTCCTTAAAATTTGATAGTTTTGATACACNACATACGCATAAATTGCGTCTAATACAAGTATCGCTTGCCAAGGTAAAAAATAAACAGCCACCAATGCCGATACCTTCATTACAAAAAACGCAGGTAGAANACCTAACTTATCCATGAGCCACGCCATAATAGCATTCCCTTCATGCCCTTTATTTGACTGAATGACGTTGTAGGTTGTCCAAGCATCACCGATTTGGAGTAAGACAAAGATAGCTAGTAGTATGTATGTCATTTGTTTTCCAAGGTTGCAATGCGTTGTGTAAGTGATTCAATAATTGCTTGTTGTTCTTGGATTGATTTAATTAAT